TGGTGGATCAACTTGGACCCAAATTTTAACAGAGCAAAATTGGAGAGGTTTAGCCGTATCTTATACAGGAAAGTATATGATGGCTGGAGCCTACGATGATTACTTATATATATCAAGTGATTATGGCGAAAATTGGACAACTACAGGACAGATTGCACAATGGTTCAGTTGTTCTGTATCATCAACTGGACAATATATGTTGGCTGGTCAATGGGATGGTACATTTTTAGTGTCAAACGATTTTGGAGCTACCTGGACTGATTTAGGAATTGTTGATAGATGGAGTGATTCTGATATGAGTGATGATGGAGCAACAATGTATATTACTGGTTTTGGAGCAAGCAATAATGGTAGTTTATTATATTATAGTAATGATTACGGGGTTACTTGGAACACTTATGATGTTATTGATACTTGGAATAATGTGGCTTGTTCAAGTGATGGTGAAATTGTGACTGCTACTTCTTATGAACTCGCTACTACATCTAACATATATATTGGACTAAATAATATGTTAGATTTAGAAGATGGTTGGTATACATATAAACTAACAAATACCAATAAATTAATAAAAGAAGGTCAGACGTATATTTACAACAGTGATGAACCTGGTAATATACCACAAGACACAAACACTTATGAAGAAGATAAGGACAAATATGTTTATAACAGATAAAAAAATAAAATTTAAAAATGGAATTTAAGAAAACAGAATCAAAAGATGAAAGTAGATTTTTATTCAGTGCTTTATCGTACCAAAATGATATAGTACTTCCTTCATTTAAGGAGACATCTTATTCAGATTGGGTTAAATATGGAGATAATAATAAGTATCCAGATGAACTATTAAACTTATTTGAAAAATCCCCTATACACAATGCTATTATTGAATCAAAAGTTCGTATGATGTGTGGTGATGGTATAGTTCAAGATGTAGAAACAGAGGAAGAAGATAGTGAAGCTTCACAACAATTCTTAGATTTTGTTAATCCTTATGAAAGTATGGATGAAGTATATAAGAAAGCTGCTATGGATTTTGAAATCTATGGTTTATCATATTTAGAAATTATATGGGCTAAAGGTAGAAAGAAAATAGCAGAAATATATCATATTGATGCTTCAAAGATTAGATGGGGTAAAAAAGAAAAAGGTAGAGTAAAAACTTATTTTTATTCAAGAGATTGGAGTAATTATAGAAAAAATGTATATCAACCAATTGAAATTCCCCTTTTTGATAACAAAGCTACATCAGCAAGACAGATATTACCTATCATAAGATATACACCTGGTTTAGAATATTATAGTTATGCTGACTATATTGCAGCTACTAAATGGATTCAAATTGATACAGAGATTGCTAATTTTCATTTCAATAATCTTAAAAATGGAATGACACCATCAGTATTCTTTGGATTTCCTGTTGGAGAAACAACAAATGAAGAACGAAAGCAAGTAGTAGATAGTTTAGATGAAAAATATACTGGAACTAATAATGCTTCAAAAGCTGTAGTAGCATTTTATGATGCCGAAGGTGATAAGAAACCAGAAGTAAAGATATTACAACTAAACAACGCTGATAAGCAATATGATTTATTGAATAAAACTACGTTACAACAAATTTTAGTTGGACATAAAATCACAAATGAAAATCTTGTTGGTATATCAACACCAGGTAAATTAGGTTCAACTAACGAACTATTACAGAGTTATGAATTATATTTTAACACTGTAGTAAAACCAGAACAACAAAAAGTTTTATCAGCATTTCAAAAGGTCATGCTAATAAATGGTATGAATGATATACAAATTATAAATAATAAACCATTAGATATTGAGTTTAGTGAAAGTATATTAAAGGAAATCTTAACACAAGATGAAATGCGTGAAATTATTGGATATGATGTTATTAAAGAAGATGAAGTAGTAATTGAAGATGAAACTTTAATAGGTGATGATGATGTTGAACCAGAAGAGGAATTAGAGAGCGAGCACTTCGCAGGAGTTAGAAGTATAGATAGAAATAATGCCGTATCAAGAATACCAAATGCTAATATGGAAGATAAATACCAATGGAAAATGAGATCAGCACCCGGAGAAAAAGAGATTTGTCCAGCATGTATATCTTGGAATGGTCAAGTAAAAACATTAGCAGACTGGATGAATAATGCTATACCTGGAACTCCAACTGGATTACAAATTGGACTATCAAAAACAAACTTTAAAACAAGTCCATATGGAACCTACTGCGAGTCAGAATGTAGATGTAGATTAGTAAGAGTAAAATAAAAAATAATTAAGAAAAAAATGGCAAATACAAGAGTTTATTTTATGTCAACCGATGATTTAAAATCTTACACAACTATAGATTATAATGTAGAAGATAAGTTACTTGAAATTAGTATCTATGATGCTCAACAAATTGATATACAAGCACAGATAGGAACAAGATTATATAAAGCATTAGAAACACAAATAATAGCTGATACATTAGCAGGAGATTATAAAATTTTATTGGATGATTATATCTTTAATGTTCTATTAAAATCGGCACAGAAAAGAGCTTTGATGTTCGTGTATGCGAAGATTAGAAATAAAGGAGTTCAAATACAAGATAGTGATAATTCAACTCCAGTCGATATAACTATATTAAATAAAATGCGTGATGAAATATCAAATGATTTTGAATATTTTTCAAATAAATTAAAGCAGTTCTTATGTGAATCTGATATACCAGAATATGATACATATAATCCTGATAGTTTAAGTTACTATACCGTGCCTGATAAAGATGATAGTTATTTTAGTGGTTTATATTTAGGTGACACTACACCAAGAGATTGGAGGAATGATAAATGAGTTTAGTAGCATTTGTATTAATAGTGTATGGGATCACTAATATATTAGTTAATGAAAGTATATTTAGAAAACAAATTGATTGGTTAAAAACTAAAAACCAGTTCTTGAATGATGTACTTTCATGCTCAACTTGTTTATCAACTTATATAGGCGTGGTTCTATTTTTGGTAGCACCTATAACACTTTCAGGTATATTCCTATTAGATATATTACTTGCTGGTTTATTATCATCAGGAGCAATAAATTTAATAGAACAAATTAAGAATAGAATGTTTGAATGAAGAAAAAACTTATGGATTTAATATATAACAATAGATAAAAAAGAAAGAGAAGAAGATGGCAGATCAAACAACATATCAAGTACTGAATAAAATGTCTGAGATTGCATTAAGTGGTGTAAATGAGTGCTTTATCGGTGATGCATGGGAGATTGAAGCTGTTGCTCGTAAATATCCATTGATGGTTTTAGATAACAACTTAAAGAACCACACGTGGCAAGCAGGAGTTATAAATATGAGGCTTGATATTTACATAATGGATTTAGTAAATGCAGATGAATCAAATGAACTTGAAGTTTTAAGTGATATGACTAATGTTGGTATTCAATATGTTAATCACTTAACAGATCATCTACCAGATTATAATTTTTACATCAGGAAAAATAATCAACAGACAATAACATTTCAAACATTCACAGAAAAATTTGATGATAAAGTTAGTGGTGTTAGATTTGAAGTAACGGTTAGTATTCCTGATGATGGAAATCAATGTGAAAGTATATTTAATATATAATGGATAGATTACAACTAAATAGAGTAACAAAAGTACTCAAACTATATGGTGATCGTATAGCTAATCTAATGAAAGATGAATTAGTTAGAAAAAAGAAGGTTGCTACTGGTAATCTTGCTAACGAAATTGAAAGTTATGTTGAGGAAGAAGATGATAGAGCATTTTTATATTTAGATGTACCAAGTTATGGTAAATTTATTGATTCAGGTAGAAAACCAGGTTCAAAATATCCACCAGTCAAATCTATTAGAGATTGGATTAAAGTTAAAGGTATTAAACCAAATAAAAGTAGAGGTGTTAGAACAGAAGAACAACTTATATTCCTGATTAGAAGAGCGATAGGAATAAGAGGAATAGATCCAGTTCCATTTTTAGATATATGGGACATACACACAGATGAACTTGAAGAATTAATAGAAGATGCTGCGGCTGAAGATGTTGAAGATGTAATCAATGCATTTGTTAAAGATTTTAATAAAAATAATAATTAAAGATGAGTATAGGACTTTTACAAGAACCATTAAAACTATCACCAATAGGCAACCCAGTACCAATAGTTGTAAGTAGTTCAAATTCAACAACTGCTGGTTTTAGATATAGAGTAGATTTAATCAATGATAGTGGTGATGATGAATTAGCAGTATGGGTTTATCCAGACACAAATAATGGACATTATGGAATATATGATTTTAGTAGAGTATTAAGTGATTTAATTGGTTCAAATCCTGAACATTGGGGCACAGATACTTGTATAGTTGATACAGAACAGATACTTAGTTACAATTATAGAGTAACAGAATATATAAATGCTACTTCTGGAGCTACTTTATCAGGTTCAACTGACTTTTATGTGTTTAGAGGTGTTAAACAATATGGAGATTACTGGGATATTGAAACTTATCTACCTAATACTACTGGTGATCCTGCATTATTCGCTTCAATTAGTCAGAAAAGAGAGTATAAATTGACAGAAACAGCAACAATTAATACATTTGAAGGTAGTTTTGGTACAATTTCATCAGAATGGGACACTATTGTAATAAATGTTTTTACAAGTTCATATGTAACACCATATCAAATACAAAAAGCGGCACCATCAGGTGGAGAAGTTGTCATTTTACCATTAGGACCTAAAAACATTAATGATATGGCTGCTACTGGTGTGGTACTAAATATGATAGGAGGAACAGGAGTGATAGATTTAGGACCTATAATTGATACTGATACT